TTTAAGTTTACCACCCGCAGCTTGATGAGCAATTAAATGCCCAGCTTGATTTACATGATAGAAACCATTATTGATTTTCATATCATTCCAATCAGTGACTTCTTTCAAAATCTCAATCATTTTAAAAAGCCTTCTAGAAATTTATCGCCTTTCTTGTTGATATAATCGGTTCCAAGCCAAAGACCTTTAATCACCCAATACCAGGCTGTAAAAACAACGATTGGGATAAAGGCTAAAGTAATCTTACCGACATATTTCCAATCTGTAAGATTTGACACTACATCGTAAGAATGTTTAAATCCTTCACCTACTGTATCAATCAAGCCTTTTTTCATGTATTATCCCCGTCTCTATATTTTACATCAGACTTATCAAATACTTTGTGATAAGTTTTATTTAAGAATCCACCCTTCTCCCAAGGAAGAGGAATCCACTTCTTTTGTTTTTGTTCTTCAACTACATGAAAGGACATATAGCAAAAGAACATTGAACCAACCATAACAGCTGATACAAAAATAAATTCTAATATTGCATTTAACATAATTTACTCCACCCAGATATGATTATATTTCTCTGGTAAATTTTCACAAGTGTAATTAAAACGTTCGTCGTAGTTAATTACTTTAACACACTCTCCTGTTGAATAGCTCATATGAACATCAGGCATACCTGTGATATTGAAAATCATTGCCAATGCAAGACCTCCAATTAAGGTAATAATAATAAGTACTGAAATTGTATCGTAGATAGTATTCCTAGACATTACGCTGCCTCCTTCAAATAAGTTTCAAGTTCAGTGGAAGATAGGATAAGATCATTATCCATAGTGAAGGAAGAAGAATAGAATTTCCTCTCCTGTCTTGGAAGCATAGTCCAAGTTTCAAATTTAGACTTAATCTCAGGCCTCATATAACCGAACTCACCATTCATAGTTCTCTTTTGAGCTATGAATCCATATTCGGCTTGAATGATATAAGTAGGAGTTTCCCACTCTTGAATGTGGTCCTCGAGTTTGAAGTCAGCATCATCGATGACTGTCATGTCAAGAACGTACTCTTTTGAAGCATCGTTATAATAAGTGACAAGAGCCTCAAGCTCATCCCAGAAAGATGAAGATTGCGCTTGCTCAGCGGTCACATCCTCAACAATGTATGTATCACCACCCTTGAACTTCCAGTACGCATCAGCGCCTGTACCTAACGAGCCGTCCTCGTTCCAAGCATAGTTTTCACAATATTGAGTTTGAATAACGATTTTCATATTTACCTTCCTTTTCCAATTGATAGAACAATTATACTCTATCTCATAACGAATGTCAATAGTTTTTATGAAAATAAATTAATTACTTTCGTTGACTTCGTCAGCCTTTTCTTTAATCTTTTGCGCAAGCTCGATAAGTTGCTCAATTTCATGAGCATCTCTATCAGTATCAAGCTCCAACTCAATTTTAACTTTCATAGTTAAATCCTTGTTTCCACATAGCGTCAGTCAGATACCTATGAATATAGACATCAACCGCTCCTGCATTTTCCATTCCACCAATCACATCACCGAAAGTAGAATAACCTCTCTTTCTTCCAGTCCTTGGATTAGTAATTTTATTAATAGGCTTTCTTGCCTTTAGAGTGGTTCTGAACCTGATATCTCTACCTCTTTGGTCCTTTGCCTTGTAATACTTCAGCTCTTGGTTTAAGTTTTTCACAACATCCTTAATTGCCTCAACCTCAAGCATATCACCTGCACATTGAGTACTGAATGTTCCGACATAAGCAGAAGTTCTTACTTTACCTTTCTTATCAAATTTTACCATAATATATCCTTTTCCAATTTAATTTATACAACTATTATACCATAGTTTCATTATGATGTCAATAGTTGTATAAGATTAAATTCCATGAAAATGGAAGCCGCTTACGCAGCCTCCGCCATTTCAACCGCGACGTTGAGAGCATCAAGCTTTCTTTTCGCGTTATGTCCAAACCAAGCAGCCGCAGCTCTTGTATCTGCAGTCCTACCCATTTCATGGTCAGTCATATATGTGACTGCGTTGTAAGCATTCCACCATGTTCCTGGTGCATAGTTAGCTCCTGGTTGAGTATCAACTATTTCCAAAGCTCTTTCAGCAGTTCTTGACAATTCCTTGTCCTTCTGATTTGAAGTACCAAATACTTGTCCGAGGAACCTTTGGAAAGCTTCATCAGAGTATCTCTTAGAACCAAGGAATTCAGCAGCTTCTTTAAACTGTTCAATTCTTGTATGTGAAATACCTAATAGTTGCTTAACAAGCTCAGGGTCGAACTCATTTCTATGCGATAACCTTACTGCAGGTTGACCTCTTTCAGTCAAAGCCATAGACAGAGTATTATTACAAACTACCCTTGTCATAACAAACTTGACATCAATAGATTTTCCATAGACGTGAGGATTACTAAACAAAAGATATCCTTTTACTTCGTCTCCACCAAACAGAGTGAAACCGTCTTTCACATCAGCTGCAGCAAAGACCATTTGACCGTCTTTAATACTACCTGCTGTGTCCATGACCATATCACCATTTGATACAAAGTCAGTAAAGAACTCAAAAGCTTCCAAGTTTTGACATGGCTTCCAATTACCAGAAACATTTGTCAAGATCTTGCCGTCAGTGTCTCTTACCAAAGCCTCTTGACCTGTCTCAATCTTTTCACCATTGAGTTCAATAAAGGACTTCTGCTTAGAAACTGTCCAATCAAGATTAGCAGCTTTCATCATTTCTATCGGAGTCATATCATCCGATACCGGTACACCAAGACCATGCCAAGGTACACCTTTACTTTCACGATATGCCATTGAGGCTACACCGTTTACCATTTCCAATTCATGTGCCATAATTTACTCCTTTTCCACAATTATTGATTAAATTTCTCAGTCCAAGCTTTGAAGATTTCAAAAGATTCTCCTTTGCTCAAACCAAACTCATCTTGAAGCACCTTAGGAGCACCGAACATATTAATAGTTCCTGACTCCCTCAGAGCATCCAAAAATTCAAAATATTCATTAAGCGACATCAGCAAGAACTCCTGTGATACCTAACTTCTTGAAACCGAAATCACAAACCATGTAATGGTCTCCTGTGTCCTTCTCTACGATGATATCACCGACTGAAGTACTGTGACCTTGATGAATGGTGAACACTGCATCAGGTTCGTCCCATAGGTTAGTGATTTTAAAAACGTGATCCAAGCTTTGCGCTTGAACTTCAAAGCAATCTTTAAAGAACTTAAAGTTCTCAATGTCGAAAGTATCATCTTGACTAAAATGCATACAATCCATTCTTGCTTTCCAGGCTCCTGACTTTGCGACAGCGCCATCCCAATTATACAGGTTAGGATATTCCCTTTCTTCTTTAGGAATCACTACCTGTTTCACAATGTAATTTTTCATATTTTCCACCTTTTCCATAATTTATACAACCATTATACTCTATCTCATAACGAATGTCAATAGTTTTTATGAAAATAAATTCATTTTTTTCGCAGCAATTTTGACATGCTTGTCCATTTGGGCATCTACAATGTCATGGATTAAGTCCCAATTTGGGCTACGGTAATTGCTACCACGAAGATGTTGCATAACACCAGGGAAGAATTTAGCAACCTTACGGCTGACAGAATTACATCCACCGTTGTTAAAAATATCGTAGTATGCGTTGACAACTTGACGATAACGGTCAAGCGGTTGATTGATACCTGAAGAATCGTCTCCAGGAACATTATAACAAGGACCAGATACTGGGATCATATTTCCCATTTTATCTGCCAAATCTTGATGAGGTCCGTTTCCACCCCAGTATGATAAATCACTCATAATTTAACTCCATTTCCAATTTACAGATACTATTATACTCTATCTCATGGAGAATGTCAATAGTTTTTATGAGAAAATTTTAAGAAAAAAATAGGACCCAGTTTACTTAACTGGATCCCATGATTCGTCAAGCATTGTTTGAGCTTGACCTTTTAAGATAGGGTCTGCTTTTGTCAAAACATCCATCATATATTGCTTTTCGTATTTGTAAGCTTTATGGAAGAATTTTTGGTCATGCGGAATAATGGTTTGACTATTATGAATTAAGTCGGCAACCTTTATTGTTTGACTTTCTGCAGGTCCTAATGCAAAATGGTCGGCATCCATCTTTTTACGAAATTGACGATTGCCGTCATCTTTTTCTGAAACGTTTGTGCAGTAATGAACATACTCTGCAACGACTGAACCAAAGCTATCTTTGATTTCTCTAAATGTGACATCAGTATCTTCGACTACGTCGTGCAACAAAGCTGCAGCAATCATCTCAGGAGTATGCTCTACAGTTTCAACTATTTTTGAAACACCTATAGGATGAATTGAATATGGTTCTCCGGTGTATTTCCGTCTTTGACCATTGTGTGCTTTGATACACAGCATTAACGCTTCTTGAACTAATCTCTTTTCTGATATCAACATAATGGAGCTATTTTAATCTATTTTCTTTATGATGTCAATAGTTATTTATTATTAATGAATAACTTGGCTTCCTTCGGCAACTAAACCGTCTATCATATCAAAGGTTTCTTCACCAAGACCTGACTTAATCATGTCTACGACAGTAGGAAATTCACTGTCAGTTTGAACCTCATATGTTTTTAAATTTCTTTGTTTCTTTGGAGGAAACATATCTTGTATATAATGATAAGCTGCTCTTTCAGTTTTAAACGAACAAGCAGTAGTTAGACCGAAAGGATTGTTCGCGGCAAAACATGCATAAATTCTGTGGTCATCTTCCATTCCAAGATCGTACCCATTATACGTTCCTAGGAATACTCCCATATTGTCATCAGAGATTATGTACCTTTTCTTTTTCATATAATTCTTTATACGTTTCCCTTACAGCTTTAAAGTGGTCAAGATAATCAGATGTATCAAACTCAAACACTTGTGGGTCTTCGTTATCAACTCCAATAAAGACAACACCTTTCTTTACAGGAGTACCAGTCATTTCTTCAAATGCTTTGGCATAAAAAGAAACCTGCATATAATAATTTAAAATCCATTCTTCTTTCTTGAGTTTCCTTGATGTCTTAAAATCAACAACAGCAAGTTCACCATCCCATTCAGCAATACAGTCAACTTGGCCTGCAGTTTGTAATTCGTTAGAATACAAGAAACACTCTTGGTACCAAATATTATTTATTCTTTCGTCAAGAATTGGTTTCATTGTATTGAACATCTGAATATTCGCAGGCATATGCTTTTTAGAATAGTCAGGATCATTATCTAAATAATCTTCACATAGCTTGTGTACTGCGGTACCACGTCTTGCGGCTTGAGTAGAGATACGATTTGCTTCTTCTTCGCCAACTCGCTTTCTCCATTTTGCCAAATCTTCTTTACCTAAGATACCTAATACAGTTGTGACTGAAGGATATCCTTCTCCTGATGGAGTTTGGTAAATACGTTTTCCGTCTATGTTTGCTCTTGTTAATTTTTCTAGGACAGGTGCGTCCGCATTGTGTTCAAATAATTTCATAATAAATCCTGAGAATGTGGGGACCCGAAGGTCCCCGTGTTTGTTAGGCAGTCATTGCTAATGAAGGCCTATATGTTTGTCTCTCCTTTGCGATAATATATTCTTTAACTAAACCACTTCTTACAATATCTTCAATTCCAAATTGAACTACTTTGAAGGAATGGTCCATCCTTTTTAATACATTAATAAAATCTCCAAGACCGGATGTATCATTCCTATTTCTTGAAGTGGCAAGGTCATCTTGCGCTGTGTCACCACAGAATATGATTCTTGATGTTTCACCAACTCTTGTTATGATACTATCAAGTTCATGATAGGTCATACTCTGACATTCATCAACAATGATAATTGAATTATCAAATGTAAGTCCGCGAACGAACGATGATGTCATAAATTTGACTGAGTGTTTTTGTTTTAAAATCTCCCATGCGTCTCCTCGGCCAAATAAGTTGTTTACAATATCAGCATAAGGTACTGAATAGACGGCTTCTTTTTGAGCCTGGGTACCTGGCATAAAACCTTGTTCCCTTGTCTGAACTGCTGAACGGACAATTATAACTTGGTCATAATTATCATCATTTAAAATGTCACTCAAACCAAGATATAATCCACACATTGTTTTTCCTGTGCCTGCCGTTCCGATAGCAGCAATATTATATCCAGCACGATAGCTGTCGAACATATCCTCTTGAGTCGTTGTCATTGGGGAAATATTTCTCATTGAGAATTTTGTATCTAAAGTCCCTTTTTGTTTCCTCTTCAATAACCTTTTCTCTTTCGGTGATAAACGACGCTGTCTTGACATATATAATCTCCTTTTGCATCAACTATGGAGATAATGTATATTATTTCCAGTCGTTGATTTTGTTTCCTGTGTATGATTTATTTTTTTTCATAGATGTAAGCAAATCACGAAAACCTTGGTCCGGTTTCATACGGCCCAAGCGTGCGCTATCAATCAAAGTTGACGCACTAGAAATTATTTGTTTTAAATGGGGATTTTCTTTTAGATAATCTTCGCGAGCAGAGAGCTTGAGAAACTTCTCGAATTGCTCGCCTGTTTTTGTATCTTCAAACGTATATGTAGGCATTTAATATCCAATCCAAACTTGCATAATTGTATTTATACAATTTCTTCGTAGATTTCCTTCCAAAGCCTAACTTTTGGTATGTCAGGATGGTTGTAATCATCGTTGAAATCGTGAGCGATTAAATAAGGTCTCAGACCTAGATTCAAGCCACACTCTGCATTTTCAGGTTTATCTTCAACCCAAATACAACCACTATCTTTGTAAGGAGCCAATCCATCATCCTTATCAGCTCCGCAGTCAAGGCAGACGACTTTCTCAAAAACTCCTTTTCCGAACAGAGTTTCAAGATTGTGTTCTCTCAGCTTACCGGCATAGTAATCAGTACTGAGACTAGTAATACAATGAAACACATAACCTTCGTCATGTAATTTTTTAACATATTTGATTGCATCTCTTAGACCGGGTAGAAACCCAATTCTTGCAGATTCGTTGAACTGTCTGATTAACGACTTTGCTTCGGCCTTTGTAATACCGAAAGTTTCAGCAACCTCGTAGGCTCCATGAACTTTCATAATATAACCTTTTTCGGCCATCCAACCGTAGAAGGCGTATTTCCAATCAAGGAGAACACCATCACAGTCAACAAGTATTAATTTTTCAGCTCGATAGTTCATTTTTGTCATTTCTTTTTCCATTTCAGATTATATTATAACAAAGAAACGACTGAATGTCAATAGTTTTATGAAAGAAAATTTCGTTTTTCCGTCAACTTTTGTTTTCGAGTATTTCTCGTTTTTTGCTTATTTTTGTTGCGTTTACTATCAACTTTTCTGTATTCATTCCAATCGGAATTATTAGCGCTTTGCTTTTCGCGCCTAGCCATGTTAATTTCCTTTTACTTAAATCCGAGTTCCGGGAGGGCTGTTTCGAAGAGTCCGGGAAATGCTGTTTCAACCGTCTTTCTTGTAAGTCCTTTAACTGGAGTATGAGAAATCATATTCTCTGATAACAATTTTGCATCTCCTGGGTATAGGTCTTCAAGCAGTTGAATGAACAACGCTTCACGTCTCATTTGGTTGAGGTTGTCATAACCACCACCTTTAAAGAAAATTCTTAAACGTCTTGCTTCTCGATACAACATAGTATCAAGGTCAATTAAATTATTTTCTTTATATGGGGGTTTACTGTCAGGTACCATGAATTCAATATCTTCATCATAAATCAAACGAAGAACTCCTTTCAATGGCACTGAGGCATATTTTTGTAAAAAGGCAACTTTGTCTTTTACACTTTTTTGTTTTACTGCTCCGTCAATGACGTCGCATACTGCATCTCTAATCATAATTAAAAATCCTGTAAGTCTCCAATCAAGTTTTTCAACTTTTTCTTTACGAAGTAGTTAAACAAATGAGATCGTCCAACTTCTTCTTGGTTATTATATTCATTCAGTATAATATCTTTATACTGCTGAGGAATCTGAGATAAGTCAATCATTTGCTTATTACGATTGAACCTTAACTTAGTTTCTTCATCCATTTGGTCAGGTGTACTTGTGAACGTTTCAATCCTTTTCTTTGTCATCGGCTTTTGTCTTTCACCGATTGCTAAACAATTGTCAGCAGAAAGAATATTTGGAATGCCGTCACCAACATCACCTTTTAATACATGTTCCTGTAAATATTTATTAGGATCTGCATGTCTTATCCATTTCTTCAACACAGGGTTGTATTGGTCAACATTCGCATACTTATGTAATTGAATGAAATCTTTATCTCCTGAAAGGATTAATATCTTTTCAGCGCCTGTGTTAAGTTCAGTACCGTGTTCCTCGACCAATGTAGCAATAATATCATCTGCTTCACAACGGTCAATGTATAATACTTTATATGGAAAGAATTCTTCAATCTCTCTACGGATTTCATGAATTACATCAAAGAGTGCATTCCAATCGAGTTCTGATTCATCGCGATTCTTTTTACGATTTGCTTTATAATATGGAAAGTAATCTTTTCTCCAAACATTCGTATTATCACAACAGAGAACAATTTCTCCATATTCACCAGAGAACTTTTTACGATTGAACCTGATAGAATTTAAAAACATATGTCGGAGAAGATTTTCATCAAGCTCGACATTTGTATGGTTTCCAATACCTGCGAAAAGACTCGCAAGCATTACTTGGTTATAGTCAACTAATATCATAATTTATCCAAATTTACTGTTTCAATGTACCATTTTAATCTAAATCAGAGTCAATGTCAATAGTTTCTTCCAAATTCTTTTTCAGTCCTCCAGACATACGGTCCGGGTCAGAATCTAATATGAGAACGTTATGTTCAGCAAAAGGTTGTAATTGATGTTCTTCTCCCATCGTTTGTAGATGTAAAGAACGGATTGCTTCAAATATTAAAATCATCGATGGAAAGTATTTTTCCATGTCAGAATCAAAATCGCAACCTGCCCTTGCCATTTCACCTAATACATTTTCCCAAATAATTTCAGCAAGCTCTGTTGAATAAGATTCTTTATATTCTTTAATCCTTTGTTGAACTGACACTTGGTCAATTGGGGGATTTGAATGTATAGAAGGAAACTGTATTAAGTTATCCTTGTTTTTGGTAGGCATCTCCTAAGTTCCTTAATAAGGTTGACCACATAGTGGCAAATGAGGCAATTGAATTTCTTGCCAAGTTAAAACGGTCAGAAAAAGTAAATCCGTGGAAATAGTTAGGATCATTTTTCATTTGCGTTAGTATTTGTCTTGTCACAGCAAAAGCATAATTTGCATGATGATTCATATCTTCATTCCAATCATACATAATTGTTGCATTTGCTCCTGTCTCAGGTAGTGCTCCATAATTTGGATGAATACAAATCATTTGCGACTTAATTGCTTCAAGCAAAGCAATACAAGATGTTTCTTTCCATATATTAGGATATAAGAAAATATGAGATTTATCTAATGCTTCTAAAACTTCGTCGTTTGACTTAACTCCATGATAAGTCATTTGTTCATGGTCTTCAATTCTTTTAAATAATTCTTTATAAGCTTCGTTGCGTTGTTCCCAACCATAAATCTCAAAACCTGAAAATACATCAAGATGAATATTATCAAATTCTTTAGTAAGGGATTCAAAAATAGGTACAAGCAATTCTAATCCACGATGTGGAGTTGTATGATAGACGAAACGAATTGTTTCCATATCTTTTTCTTTAGGGTCGTATTTCTTTTCAACCGCATTGTGAATAACTGAACACATACTATATGGTATACCAAATCTTACAACGTATTGGTCACGCTGCCAAGCTGACACAAAGACAAAATGATTAAACTTTTGCCATCCGCCATCTTTTAAGATTTGATTCTCAGGATCTTCTGCTAGGTCATGACACCAAAGTACATTTGGGACATCATCGTATAATTCTCTAGGTCTTGATAAATGTACTGCTACTTTTTCTAATACTTCTTTATCAATATTATCTATCAAACGTTGTCTCATCATTTCAGTTCCACCATTTGCGTTGGCAGATTGTTCTGAATTAATGATTTCGCCTTTATAAACACAACTCATTATAATTCTCCATAAATTTTATGTGATTCTCGTTCATTGTCAAATATACCATCAAGTGATAACCACTGACCTTTCTTTTCCCACCATCCATCAAGGAACTCGTAAGAATAGAAAGCTGAACTTGCTTGTTCGTTATAATAATATATATTCTTTGAACGGAAGTCAGTCACATTGTGATTGAATAACGGAAAAGTAATTACTAATCCAAATCCGTGTAATATATTATTTTCTGTTGTTATCGGACTGCCTAATGGCATACGATAATTAATTTTACTTGGATCTTCTCCAAAATAATATTCTATTAATTTTTTTGCATACTCTCTTTTTATTGCGTATGCTTGTAAACCGTGGTCCCAGAGTTCTCTTTTTCTAGGAACCATCGGAATGTATTCGTTTTGAAAATCATAAGGATATTCAAAAACATTACACATATGTAATGCTCCCCAATCCCATTGATTACATCTTTCAATATAATCTTCTAATGTGAAGTTCCAATATTGAACTGTCTCGTAATCTAAATCGTCTTCAAAGAACAAACCATATTCTTCGTTCGTATTTTCATACCACCATTTAATTGTAAGAAGATGGGACGATGTGACACCTTTTGTTGTTTGCTCAATTGCTGTTTGGTCACCTACGAAAGAAATACTTTTTCCTTCTTCATAACGATCGTACCGATGAATCTTTATATTGTTAACACCGTGCCTTTCAAATTCTGATGTTGTCCAGCTTGCTCGGTCAGTACACTCTTTAAGATTGATTATGTTCGGTATCGGTAGATTCTGTAATTTGTCCGTCAGTGCTATCAAGTTTAAACTCTTCATTAAGTTCATTGTAAATCTCAATAAGGGTTGCGTGGAAATTCCTTACTGCGCCATTGTTATGTACTCTATAAGTTCTTATATCCATTTCTTCATTAAGTACATATGCTTTATCAATCTTGGTCTCAAAATTGATACAATATTCTTTAACTAAATTACCATTGAAATATCTACGACTATCTGTAGAATAATCAAATCCTTCTCTTGTAAGTTGAACAATAATAATGTTCTCTGCTCCGACTTTTTCAATCAAAGGTTCAAGTTCTTCAACAAAACCGCCATCAGCGATTGCGTAATGTTTACCTTCTTCAACTTCTTCGGCAACTAACTTACCGAAATAATCCAATCCTTCCTTTGGTTTAATAATGTCTTCGGATACATGAATCATTGCCTCTCTACGAGACATCATATTTAAAGCAACTTCTTTCTTTTCTTTACTTTCTCTGTTTTCATAACCTTGCATAAACCATCTTTCATCAACATTAAAGTGTTTTACTGTTTCTTTAAATAGTTGATATTTGAAAGACAGGTTTCCAAAACCAAACATTTCTTTATAGAGGCTTGCTGCTTCATCTTTCCCAGAAGCCGGGGGTCCGTTAAATATTACTATCATCTGTTATACCGTTTTCTTGATAGAATCCATACTTACAAATATAATAGGCATCTACGATATCAGTAATTGGATTCCATGATTTGTTTATTATACCACATTTTTCGCGAATGTCAATAGAAACTTCTTCCTCAAACGCTTCAATCATTCTTTCTTTATTTGCGTTTCCTTTACCACTTGCGAACTTCTTAATCACTGTTGGTGCAAATACTCCAAACTTTCTTTCTTGTTCATAAAGCTTGTGTTTAAATAAACCTGCATTTTCTGCGATTTGAAATACTCGTCCTACTGCACCAAATGCGTATCCTTCAATTCCAACAAAGTCAGCATCAAGTACTTTCTCTAAAGACCAAGAACCTAACATATCATATCGTTCCTGGTCGCTTGTCCAATTGTCAGGATACATTGTTGCTACGTATTGACCTTTTTCACCTTGTAGCAACTTCTTTTGTTTTACGTAATAATAAAACGTGCAATTTTCATATTTCCATTCATCACCAACATGAACACAAATAGCAGGACTTGATAAACTATAGTCCACTCCTGCGAATTTCATAATGTACTCCATAATTTAATTATAGAGTTATTTATTCATTTCAGCTCTATAGAAAACATGACTGCCTATAGTACCAACTTGTTGTAATGTTGGAGCCCAATATGGTTCAATCCAATCAGCGTGATAATGTGTTGCTCCTTCAGTTAAACCGCGATACCTTCCATCGTTTATTATCTGAACTGATATTAAAACAGCTTCTCTCCACGAATCGGAATCATAAGGATCATCTGATTTTCCATCACAATACCAACTAAACTGACATTGGTTTCTAATAGGTACAAGCACATTAGGGTCCTTCCAAGAAGGTTTGTGTTTACCCTGATATATAACATCACATACAGTAGAAGGGTATCTAGTGTCATATACACGATTTAAGACAACATCAGCAACAGCAAACTTGCCTGCTAGGTTATCGGATCTTGCTTCATGATATACATTAAGTGCCATACAATGTTCAGCACGAGTTAAAACGTAATCAACCTCAAGCTGAATTGGTTCTGCCTGAGGTTGTGCGTTTATTACAAAAAGAGGAGAGACAAAAGTCAATCCTATCAAAAATATAATTAAAGAGGTTCTCATGTACTTCGGCAGTAATGGTCATATAACGCTTGTCCTTTTAGCTCTTTGCCAAAAGTACGAAGAAGTTTTCCGTCTTGTGTCCTTTTAATTAAACCACAATTATATTCTACGTCAGTAACCATTTTTCCATTCTCTGTATCTTCAGGATGGTCGTCATACCACATAGAATCAAAAGAATGTACATGTAAAGACTTGACTTGCATTGCCCAATCTTCAGCTTCTAACAAAGTTTTTTGTTTTTCGACCACGTCATCATATTGCGTCATAGTTTTTCTCCCGGAGTGAAACCCCTAAATGTTTTAAATCTTGGAAATCTTAAACTGTATTCGTCTTCGGAATCTTGACTTATTGTAATGGCATCAGCTCTTACTTCAACTAATTGACCAACCACAGAGTCAAGGTTATTCCAAATATCATCCCGCATATCATCGCTGAGACCTGTGCCAACATTAACCTTGATAAACTTACCTTCATCGGTACCTTCACAGACAAGTGCTCCTGTGCTTCCTTCATTTTTTCCTGTTCCTTCTTCAACATCGGTGACTTTAAGTGTTACTTCAATATAAGGTTTCATTTTCAACCAACCATAGCTTCGTTTACATTCGTAAGCTCCACCTATAGGTTTAACCATAATACCTTCATAACCGTTTTCAATTGCTTCATTATTAATTTCTTTAAACTTATCAGCATCATCTTCGATGTTCAAAGTATAATATTTTAATAAACGAATACAATCTTCAAAATACTCGGATTCTGAAAATCCTTTTAATAAGGACTTTCTTTTATCGAGAGGTAAGGTACTTCCTCCTGTCATAAATTCGTCAAGAGGTAGGAAATCAAATAATGCAAAATACGCATCTTCAGTTTGAGCACCTTCTTTCCTATGTACTTGTTTCATTAATGATTGAAAATCTTCTGACATAACTTCACCGTCAAAAACTAGATTATCAAACATCTTCTTACTGAATGCTTTTTCAATATGTGGGAAGTTATTTAATTGTTTTCCATTACGAGAGTAAATAGTAGCATTACCGTTCTTAACGATTACAATAGCTCTAACACCGTCGTACTTATATTCAACAACAACATCTCCTGTAATCCTTTTAGGATTGTTATCACCACTATGAGCAAGCATACATTTGAACACAGGAATAGTTCCTGGCTTTGCCTTATTGACTGTACTTACAGAGAAACCTGCTCTAAAGTCTTTAATTAAGATTCTACGATACCAATCGTTCCATTGTTCTTGTGTTGCTTTTGCCATTAATACAAGGATTGCATCTCGAGCAGCATTTCCTGTTAATGTTCTGTTCTCAAGTTTAGAAGCAACAGCAACAAAATCTTCAGGAGTAATACCTTCTCCTGTAGGATCTTTCTTTTCAGGAACTTGAGCAACACCGAAGGTCACCATATTATCAAGAGCAAGTTGTAAACCTGCTACGAACTCCGGATTATCAACATTAGCTCTGATAACATCTTCTTTAAAAAGTTTACTATTGTCAGATTCTAATTGTTGTATAATTTTCCAAGGTTCAGTCATTCGATTCATCTTCTCCGTAACGACCACGATCTTCGTTGCCGTCATAATTTAATTCAGTCATTGCCTTTTGTTTCATCTTTTGATTTTTAAGGTGAGGGTATCTTGTATATGCAGGGTGTGCAAATTCAGAACTTAATTCTGTATCTTCATCGACATCAGCATATCCATACCAATTAGCTCTTTCACCATTGAACTCTTCGGCATGAGCTTCTTTTGATTTTTTCTTTCCGAAGATACGATCCCAACCATCATCATACGCCTTATTAGGCGCTTTGCTTGTTAGGTTATCTCCGGTAATATCGTTCTTACCCAAAGTTTAACTCCAATTGTTGGTGGTCCATAAATTCGTTGCCTGTCTTACGAAAGAATATGCAACCATCAGGGTCCAACTCTAATGTGAATGTATCTCCAACTTGTAGTGGAGTCCTGTCAATTTTAACTTGTGAATACGGTTCTAAGGGCCTGTCTTTATCAGTTAACTTGAGACCGTATTGGTCGATTGAAAATGTAAAGTCACAATATAATGTCATCTTGCCATCCTTGATATTTCTTCAGCTTGTTTTTGGTCAATCACAGGAACAGCGTTAGACTTATGCATTGTAGCAATACCCTTAACTAATGTACCTGTGTACTTTTGTGATTCTTTCTTTGTACCTTGTCCTGCACTTGTCATCGACATCTCCATACTTGGATAATGTGGAGTTTCACGACGATAAGTTTTTGGTTGAGAATAATTTTTGAAATCGTCACGATTTAACTTAGTTTTACCTAAGCAATAATCTATATATTCCTCTACAGTATCGTAACGAAGGTCATGAAGACCGTTTGACTTTGCCCACTTATTATGTTTACGCCAATCAATTTCGTATTGGGCAAGTTTTGCTTTTGTGATTTTTATTTTACGCTTTCGAGTGTTAAGCGTTGATAATCCACGAACTAATGCCATAATATAAAATCCATTCAAAAAGGTCGTTCAGTGGTTGGTCCTTTGGCGTTAGATTCCTACTCAGTTGTCCTACCTCGCAACCATAGTCACTTGGTAAGTCCGTTGGTAGTTCAAAAGTTGCTCCCGGACTCGGTAGCCGTCGTGGGTCCTAAATCTTACGATCTCGCCGTCATGGTTTATTCCCACTGAACAAAACAATTATAATCTATTGATATAAGAATGTCAATAGTTTATCTGTAATTTCTTTTTCCTCTTGCATTGAATGCTCTATTTTCCATAGAGATTCTTTTCTGATGTCTTTTAATACCTTCAGCCTTTTTCCTCTTTCTTTTAGCGGTAGGCTTTTCGTAAAATTCTCTTTTTCTCAATTCCTTCAGAACTCCTGCCTTTTCAACATTCTTTCTGAATTTCCTTAATGCAACATCAAATGGCATTGGTGTAGGTGGTCTTTTATCTTTAGGATGTCTTTTCCTAGGTCTTAAGTCGACCGATAGACCATTATTAAAGTTATTATTATATCTCATATACCGTATATTATACTATAGTTCATTATGAATGTCAATAGTTTTTATGAAATTATTTTTTACCATCAAAATAGTCGGTCATCCATACAGCTGCATACCATGCTGCGACAGGAATGACAAATAAAAGGATTACCGAAAAATGCCAGTATGTCACTCATATTTACCAGAAGCTACATACTTATTATATGTATCTTCGTTAATAAGTCCTTCGGAAAGAATCCTTTTACGATTCTCTAAATGTTGTTTTTCAACATCGTCCTTACTTCCACCGTGGTATTCAACTGCATGACCTTCTTTGACCATGATTTCAGTTACTCGACAGACACGATCATCATCATGATAATATACATTAAAGTCACCAAGGATACGACCAAACTTACCTTTAGCATCTTCTCCTCCTCGTCCTTTAAATGTTTTTAATACCACATCAGATTTTAATAATTCTTTTAATCTTTTCTTTGCTGCGAGGCCAAATAATTTTTCAATCTTATTCCTAGTTCTGGACTCTGGTGTATCAATTCCCATAATACGAACACGCTCGTTGCGAAGCCAAACGCCAAAACCCAAGTCAATATCGACATCTACGGTATCTCCGTCTACTACTTTAATTAATTTTGCTTTATACTCATACATCTTTAATCTTCCTTTTTAGTCATCTTTTCTAACCATGACTCATTTCTGCCTGCTTTCTTTTCTTCCCAATCTTGTATTGCTCTTTTGATTGAATCTTCTGCCAATACAGAACAATGTATTTTGATTGGAGGTAATTCCAAAGCATCAGCTATTTCTTTATCTTTAATATTCTTTGCTTCTTCAATCGTCTTACCAATTAACATTTCAACAAACATACTGCTTGAAGCAATAGCAGAACCACAACCATAAGTTTTAAATTTTACATCTTCGATGACTTCAGTCTCAGGATTCAATTTTAAATCCAATTTCATAACATCGCCACAAGCAGGTGCACCTGTTAACCCAGTCGCAACATTAGGATCGTTAGGGTCAAACCTTCCGACTCCATGTGCTTGTGGATTATTAGTTACTGCTTCAAATCTTTCGATAACTTTTTTGGAATAAGGCATATGTTTATTTATATAAATTCATAAAATGCATACACCAAAGCAATCTCCCAGGGAAGGATAACAAGTGATAAAATTATTGTTCTTTTAACGAGGTCTTTTACACCAAACATTTACCCACCATTTAAAATATTTTCTGCCTTCACCATAAGCGGCAGATGCCAATCTATTATAAATCATTTTTGAACAAAAAGGATTCCTTTATGAGTTGACATAATTTCATTTCTTTCTCTCGACCACTCAGGTCTAGGAGTTGACCTTTCATAGCCTTCATGATTCTGATATATGTTTTCGGCTCCCATACCATCAAAGCCTAATAATATAATTGTATCAAACCAACCAGATTCACATGCTCTTAACAGTGCTCTTGAACCAGAACTAATTGACATTTCAGGCATTGTCCTAACCATATCTTTATCGTCTGTCCAAGTGACATAAGTAAATTCATCAGTACCTGAAACAACACAAGTTTGACGATCTTCTCTATCATTTGAAATAACAGGCTTGCCTAATTGTTTTGCTAACATATAACCTTCGTCACCGGGAAGAGTTTCCCATTCAGAAAAGTAACAAAGATTTTCTTTACAATATCCTGACTTGTAAATTAAGTGCTGCATATATACATCAACACAAACTAACGCATCAGGCTTTTCTTTATATGCGCCATTACACCCATACACAAATGCATCTGGGTATTCTTCTCGGTAATTGATTCCCATACGGGATTCTCCATTACCTAATATAATGCAAGTCTTATTTCCCTTGTCCACGATACTTCTTATATGATCT